CGAAGTCTCCAAACTCGACACCGAGAGCATGCTCAAACGGGTGGAATCCATGTTCAGCGCCCTGCAGGCCGCGCAAGTGGTGGCCATGAACCCGACCGTGGCGCCGATTGCCGACACCATCGCCCAGGGGGCAGGCTTCAAGGACCAGGCTGGCCAAGACCCCAACATTCCGCAACCAGCCGCACCGATGGCACCGCCGCCAGTGGAACTAGTTCCACCACAAGACCCGATGCAGCAGGGCATGGACCCTGCCATGTTGGAACAAGCACCGCCCGACAGCGCCACCGGCCTTGAAGGCATGCAAGCAGGCATTGAAACCCCACGACCGACCGACAACGGCCCGGCAATGTAATCACCAACCAAAGAGAGAAAAACCATGACACTCGACATCAACGAAACCGACCTGGCCAACCTCACCGCACAGGGCTACACCGAGCAGGACTTGAGCATGTTGGCCAAGTCCGAGATTGCCGCTTTGCTGGATGTGCCAGCAGAGGAAAGTGGAACTAGTTCCACCGACCCGCACGCCGACGCGGCTGCTGACCAGGATGCGGCTGACGTGGCCGCGGCTGCTGCCAATGCTGCCGTGGAGGCCGAAGCGGCTGCTGCTGCCCAGACCGCACAAGCCAATGCCCCGTTTGTGCCCCAGTACAGCGCCGAGGTGCCCGCCGATGCCAAGGAGCAGATTGCAGCGCTCAAGGGCGAGGACAGCACGGCTTTCAAGAAGCTGATGGACGGCGAGATTGACGCCGATGAATACAAGCTGGTGAAGGACCGCACCGAGGCCGCGATTGACGAGCTTAAAACCAAGGCCATGACCGCCAGCATCTTCGAGCAGGTCAATGCCCAGGCCGCAGAGCAGAACGCACGCGCCGAATGGTCACGCTCGGAAGCCGCTGCCTTCAATTCGTTCAAGGCCGAGGGGCTGGATTACAAGGCGAAACCGGCCCTGCTGGCTGCCTACAACACCAACCTGAAAGCCTTGGGCGCCGACCCCAAGAACGAGAACCGCGATGCCCCGTGGTTCCTGGCCGAGGCGCACCGGTTGACCAAGGATGATCTTGGTTTCACGCCGGCTGCAAAAAAACCTGCACCCACCCCCCGCAATGGGGTTGACCCATCTGAAATGCCGCCGACACTTCGTAGCGTACCTGTTGCTGCGACTGGTGCAGTGAATGCCGACGAGTTTGCCCACATGCGCAACCTCGAAGGGCTGGAACTGGAAAAGGCGCATGCAAGGCTAACAAACGACCAACGTGATCGGTGGATGGCAGAGTGACAAAAGACAGCAATACGTGGTTCGGTGAGGTCCGCACTGGTGAGTCAATCGCCATTGGGGACGGCATCAAGCTACGTGTCGAAGAAAAGTCCGGACAACGCGCCCGGATTCGTCTGGACTTCACCAAGCCGACCAGCGTGCAGCGGATTTCGCCAGCAATGGCGACGTTTGCGAAGGCGGGCGTGAAGTAGGTAAAGGCCGAACGGGAGCCTTAATCCCGTCAGTTAGGCCGCGCAGTAGTGCAGCCCTGTGGAAATCTAAACAGGAGCATTATTGCCATGGCACAGACTAAATTTGGGGTCAACGACCCGCAAGAAGTGAAAAAATGGGGCACGGACCTTGCCGTCGCCATCAACCGTGAGAGCTATTTTTCCAGCTCCATGGCCAGCGAGAGCAAACGCGCTCGCACCCCGATTCAGGTCATCACCGACCTGGAAAAAGACGCCGGTCTGGAAGTCACCGTCGATCTGCTGATGCCCATGTCCATGGAGCCCGTGGTTCAGGCCAAGCTCGAAGGCCGCGGCGCCCCGCTGAAATACTTCACCGACAAGCTGCGCATCGACCAGGTGCGCGGTGCGGTTGGTGCGGGCGACCGCGTGACCAGCAAGGCGACGCTGCGCAACCTGCGTGAAGACGCCAAGATCGTGATGAAAGACTGGTGGGCTCGCCTGCAGGATGAATTGCACTTCATCTACCTGTCGGGCGGCTTCGGCAACTACGGCGGCACCGGCTACCTGTGGACGGCGGCCAACGCCATGTTCGGTGTCAATGCCATCACGGCGCCTGACTCCATGCACCTGATGTACGGCGGCAATGCCACGGCCAAGGGCGACATTGGCACCGATGACGGCTTTGATCTGCGCTTGATCGACCGGGCGGTGGCCAAAGCGGAAACCATGGGCGGCGACGGCACCAACGAGTTGTCGATGGTTCCGGTGAACGTGGACGGCAAGAAGTGCTATGTGGTGCTGTGCCACACCTTCCAGTATGACGCGATGAAGGCCAACGCCAGCACCGGCCAGTGGCTCGACATCCAGAAGGCCGCGGCTGCCGCTTCGGGCTCGAATGCGCTGCTGTTCAAGAACAGTGGCGGCATGTACGCCGACTGCGTGATCCACAAGCACCGCAACGTGATGCGTTTCAACGACTACGGCGGTGGTGCCATCAAGGCGGCACGCGCGCTGTTCCTGGGTTCGCAAGCCGGTGAACTGGCCTACGGTTCGTCGGGTGGCATGGGCACCCGCTACCGCTGGACCGAAGTGATGACCGACCACGAAGACCAGGTGGAAATCGGCACCCACTGCATCATGGGTGTGAAGAAGTCCACCTACAAGAGCAAAGACGGTGCTGTGACCCGTGACTTCGGCGTGATTGCCCTGGACACCTACTGCGCTGACGTTGCCTGATAAGGCAGCAGGCCCTTTACCTGGCCTGCGCTTGTACAACCTCACAACTTCTTAGGAGCCTATCGTGGCAAAAACCCAAACCAAATGCTTCACCAATGCGAAGCCCCTTGTTCTCCCGTCCGAAGCCTATCCCGAGTGGACGGCTGTGGATGTGGAGTTCTCCGCTGCTGCCTATGCGGCCAATGACTACATCCAGCTTTGCACCCTGCCAGAAGGCTATAAGTGCCTGGACTGGGCGCTGGTATTCCCGGACATCGACACGGGCGTGGCTGCCATTGCCTGGTCACTTGGTGTGTCCAATGCCACCCTGGCCGTTCCGGTGTCTACCGACATCGGCTCGGAAGTCTGGGGTTCTGCGCTCACTGCCGGCCAAAGCAATGCTGTGGTGCGCAACGCCACCAGCGTTTGCGCGCAAGGCCAGGTCAAGGCCACCACCTTGCTCTCTGGCGACCGTGAAATCGTGCTCAAGTGCACCACGGCCGCCGCCACCTACGCCGGTTCCGGCAAGGTCGGCCAACTGTTGATGTTGCTGCAGGGTTGATTCTCTGGGTTGGTTCCGGGGCGGCTGTAACACGCTGCCCCGTTTTTGGTTCACAAGGAGATTCCCATGGCACTCGTACAAGCCTACCGGCGCAACAAGACCTACACCCACACGTTTGCTGATGCTGTGCTGGTGTTCAAACCGAATGAAACAGGCGATGTGGTGTGCGATGTGCAAGACCCGGACCATGTGGCCCGGCTGCTGTTGACGCCGACCGGCTTTCGCCTGTATGGCGAGCAGGCCGACGAACCGGCATCGCCGTTGCTGACGCAAAAGCTGGAACATGTTCCAGAAGGTGAGCCACAAACTGAGCCGAAAGACGATGCGGTCCTGGAACATGTTCCAGAAAATGCCTCGCCCTACGTCCTGAAAGACGAGGCCAGCGGCATCGAATTTGACCTGCGGCCCCTGGACGACGCGGCTTTACATGAATTTGCCAAGGCCAACGATGTCAAGGTGCATCCCAAGGCCAAGGGCAACACGATCCGCGACAAGATCGTTCAATCCTTCAAGGAGTAAACGACCATGACCGGCACCATTCTGGTTAAAGACGCCATCTGGCGTATCAGTGTCCTACTGCAGGATGTGAGCCCGCAATTTGCACGCTGGCCTGAAAAGGAAATCGTTAACTACTTGAATGATGCCCATCTGGCCATCACCAAGTTCCTGCCGGCCGCCAGTTCGCGCATTGATGCGATCAAGCTGGTACCTGGAACGCGACAAAGCATTGAAACCATTGCTGCAGCCAGCTGCAAGCCCGGTGATGGCTCAACGCCTGCCGTCCCTGTGCTGGGAACCCAGGTGCTTGATGTCATTCGCAACATGGGCGCCGATGGCTTGACGCCTGGCAACGCGATCCGCTTGCTTACCGATGGCCGCGAAGTGATGGATTCGCAGAACCCAGGCTGGCACGCGATCACGGGAACTGCCGTGACGGGCTACATGTACGACCCGCGCATGCCGCGCTACTTCTATGTGACGCCGGGTGTTCCAGCGACCCCTGACAAGTGGGCGGAAGTGGCCTACACCGCGCAGCCGATTGCGATTCCGAATACCGGCACCGCTGGCAGCGAGTTATACCTGGCCTCTGGCGATAGCACGACCAAGATCAGCGTAGCCGACGAGCACATTGACGACCTGGTGAACTACGCTTGTGCGCGTGCCTACATGAAGAACGCCACCTTCGCCGCCAATGGCCCGGCTGCTGCCAACTACACCGCCCTGTTCACAGGTTCGCTCAACGCCAAGGTCACAGCCCTGACCGGCAACAACCCGAACCTGCAGCGCCTGCCGTTTGCCCCTGAACCGATCGGCGCCGCATCGTGAAACTGACCGACCTGTTGCCCTACATCCTGCCCAAGGCCAAGGGCTGCCCGGAGGTGGTGGCGCTGTTCAATGCGCGCCTGGCCATCATCGAGTTGTGCCGGAAGTCATTGATCTGGCGCGAGTACCAGGACGCGCAACTAACCTTTGCCAACAACACCGCCTACGAGTGGGATGTGGACGCCGGGCAACAGGTTTGCATGCTGCTGGAACTGACGCTGGACGGCATCGACGTGGAGATTGTGGACCCCGGCACCGGCAAGGCGCGCGACAGGCAGGGTCACTTGAGCAACTACGCCTACGGCACCTTCACCGGCTTTGAATTGCGCCCGGCGCAGGCCGCTGGCTTGTCGGTGGTGACTTACTGCGCGGTGGCGCCCTCCATCACGGCTGACACTGTGCCCGATGCCTTGTCGAAGTACGCAGAGGTCATTGCCACCGGCACGCTGTACCGGCTGATGAAGGCCAAGGCCAAGGACTACTCGGACCCCAACGGCGCCTTGTTGGCCCTGAGTGAGTGGAACGAAGCCATTGCCGACGCCAAGGCCGATGCGCTGACAGGGCTTGCCCGCGCCACCACGCGCACAAGCAAGGTATGGTTCTAGACCATGGGCGCAATCCGGCTCGGCCCCTTCTTCGGAGCGAACAAGGCCACCCGGCCGAAGATGCTCAATACCAATGTGGGAGTGGAATCACTCAACCACTGGCCTGACCGGGGCGACTTGCGGCCCTGGCGCATTCCGCTGCAAGAGTTTGTGGTGTCTGCTGGCACCAAGACCATTGCCATGTTCAAGCGCGATGCCATCACCGACACGGTGTACTGGCTGCAATGGCAAACCGTGGTGCATGCCATCAGCGGTTTTGTGGACTCACCCGTCAACCGGACCTATTACAGCGGCTCGGGCGCGCCCAAGTACACCGACAGCGCCATTGGGCTGGCCACTGGGACATTTCCGACCGCCTACCGTGACCTCGGGATACCCAAACCGGCAACAGTGCCCATCGTCACGGAAACAGCCGCGGGCACCGGGGATGACGAGGAACGCTACTACGCCTACTGCTATCTGAGCAGCCATGACGAGCTCGGACCACCCCAAGTAAGCGCCAAAGTGGTGTGCAAGCCCGGCGCGATATTCAACATCACCAATTTGGCCGCACCGCCATCGGGTGAGGCGCGCGACATTGACCGGATACGGATTTTCCGCACAGAAGTGGGCGACACAGGCGCCGCATTCTTCTTTTTGAAGGACATTTCTGTGGCCACCAGCACCACCGACAACGCGCTGGAAGTGGGCTCGGACACGATGCCATCGAAGGATTATGCGATGCCACCGGCTGATCTGAAAAACCTGATCACGCTCTGGAACGGCATGGCCGCAGGCATCAGCGGCGACTCGGTGCGCTACTGTGAGCAGTACAAGATGCACGCCTGGCCGGTGGCCTATGAAACCCTGTGCCCGGAAACCCCGGTGGCATTGGCCGTGTTCCAGAAAAACCTGCTGATCCTGACCACGGGCCGGCCGCGCCTGGTGTATGGCAGCGCACCCGAGGCGATGGATGACACCCCGGTGGAATTCATTGCCGCCTGCATTGCGCCGCAGTCTGTGGTGTCATTTGGCCATGGCGCCTGCTGGGCCACCAGCGACGGCCTGGCCTATGTGGGCTCGGTGGGCGTGCCGCGCCTGGTCACGGATGGCCTGATGCTGCTGGACGACTGGCAAGCCATCAACCCGGCCACCATCGTCGGATGCCAGTTCAACGGCCTGTATTTTGGCTTCTACGACTCGGGCGCTGGCGTGCTCAAGGGTTTCATGCTGGACCCGCTGCAACCAGAAAAAGGCATCTATTTTCTGAGTACCGGCTACTCTGCCGCCTTCTTTGATGCGCTGTCCGAGGAAATGTACGTGCTCGACGGGCTGAACATCAAAAAGTGGAACGCCGGGGCCAGCAACATGACGGTAACGCACAAAAGCAAGGTGTTTTTGATGCCCAAGCCGGTCAACATGAGCCTGGCCAAGGTCATTGCCGATGTCTACCCGTGCACCTTCAAGCTCTACGCCGATGACCGGGCCGCCTGGACCAAGACCGTGACCAGCGAGGATGAATTCTGGCTGCCCGATGGCTACATGGCGCGCGACTACCAGATTGAGGCCAGCACCACGACCGACATCACCGGCATTGTGATTGCCGACAACTTGGAGGACTTGTCCTCATGAGCCGGTTGAAGGACATACCAGCCTTACAACGCGATGGCAGTAATCTGAGTACGGTCATGCAGGCCGTGCAGGAGGTCATTCAGACCTTTCGCGGCTACCGTGGCGACAAGCTCGACAAGGCACTGACGCTGCGTGATTTGTCTCTGGCGGCACAGCGCGGCCTCATGGGTGGCGGCTCGATGGACACCGGCATCATAGGCGGCAGCACGCCGGCCCTGCCCGTCACGGGTGCTTATGTGATCGACCCGACGCCACCGCCGACGCCGACCGGTCTGGCGGTGAACGCGGCCATCACATCGCTGTTTGTCAGCTGCGATGCGCCCGTTTACACCCAGGGCCACGGCCATGCGGTCACGGTTGTTTATGGCGCCAAGTGGCCAACTGCTGACCTGACGCAGCCCACATTCAGTGAAGCCGTGGAGTTGTACCGGTTTCAGGGCACGTTTTCTTCCTACGCCACCGACCCGGCAACACGCTGGTGCATCTGGATCAAGTGGCAGTCGGTCGATGGCTTCCTGTCCACCGACCCGGCTGGCGGCACCAATGGTGTTGTTGCAACCACCGGGCAGGATGTGGCCTTGCTGCTGGACGCCTTGAGCGGCGAGATCACTGCCAGCGAGCTGCACACATCGCTTGGCACGCGCATCGATTTGGTTGACGGACCAGACACCTTGCCAGGATCGGTGGCTGCGCGGGTGTTGACCGAAGCCACCACCCGCGCCAGCCAGACCGGCGCCCTGTTTGCCCAGTACACCGTCAAACTGGATGTGGATGGCAAGGTGTCTGGTTACGGCCTGGCATCGACCGGACCGACCGGCGCCGGATCGACCTTTGAGGTGCGCTCCAACAAGTTTGTCATTGCCGCCGAGACCGGTGGCGCGGCGGGCTTTGTGCCGTTTCAGGTGCTGACGGCGCCGACCGTGATCGACGGCGTGACACTGCCTGCTGGTGCTTACGCGACCAATGCCTTTATCCAGAATCTGCAAGTGACCAACGGCAAGATTGCCAACCTGGCGGTAGATGATGCCAAGATCGCCAGCCTGAGTGCAGCCAAGATCACGGCGGGCTCGATTGCCGTGGGCCAGTACATCCAAGGCACGGGTTATGTGGCAGGGTCTGCTGGCTGGCGCATCAATGGTGATGGCACAGCAGAATTCAGCGATGTCGTGGTGCGCGGGACGGTGTATGCGACGGCGGGGCAGATTGGCGGCAACACGATTGACGCGACCTCGATCCACTCTGGCACGACGGGGTATGGCACGGGGGCCGGGTTCTACCTTGGCAGCGATGGCCGGTTTTCACTGAGCGACAAGCTGACTTGGAACGGAACAGTACTGGCGATTGACGGCACCGGGACATTCAGCGGGGCATTGACAGCGGCCACGATTGCCACGGCGTCTGGTAAATTCTCGGTAAGCTCAGGCGGGATTTTGACGGCGGTGGACGGCAACTTTAGCGGGGCCATCACTGGCT